TATAATAAAATTGCATTCAATATCATTTTTACTTGAAGAACCAGCTAATTCATATTCTTTTTGTGTATTAAATGGTTTATTGTTTATATTACAATACTTAATTATATTATATATTTTTTTTTCATAATTATTTCCTTCTACAGAACACTGTGAACCTTTGGGTTTTTTAAGATCAGTGAATTCCTTATTTTTGGTTTCAATGCTTTGTTTCAAGATTTCTCCTTCTATTTTATTCTCATTTAATATTTTTTTTTTAGAAAACATCTTAGTTTATTTAACTATATTAATTTAAATCAATTTTTATAAATTGTTGAATTAAATTAAAACACTCTATTAAAATATTTATCTCTATAGGTTTGCATTTCTTCATCACTAACTACATCATTCTTAAAAAATTTCCAATCTTTTTTTTCTGTTAGCATATTTATTAAAAAATATAATGAATACATTCCGCATTCTGTATTTTTTTTTTGATGTTCATGTGGGTAAGATTCATCAAAGTCAATAATAAAAGTATTATTTATTTTTTTACCCTGTTCTTGTATATTATGAACTAATTTCATCAATTGCTTTGGTATTTTAGAACCAGCACTGTCAAAATAATATAATTTTTTATCAATTATATCTAAAAACATAGAGACCCAATGAGAACCACCTTTTGTATGTGGGTCTAAATTAAATATAAATCCTATTTTTTTTTTATTATTTTTTATCATTTTATTCAAATTAAAATTACATATTTCAGGCCAAACACATGTATTATCATCTTCAATGAAATCATAATCTATTGGTGAAGGACCTAAAAATACAAAATCACTATATGCATCTTCATACTGTTTCATACTTTCACTTATTTCATCACTACTTAACCATTCTGTTGGGTTATTTTTCCACTCATCTGGCATTTTTGGTTTAAAATTTTCAAATAATAAATCATTTAATAAATTCTTATCTGTTATTAAATTTCTAACCATACATATTTCTGAATTACAAGAATTATTTAATTTTTTTTTCAACTCAAACCATATTTCTCTAGAATTATTTGATTTTATTTGTTTATTTTCATCCATTTTATTTCTTTTATTCCATTGTTTTTTTAAATAATAAATATTATTATTAGATAAACAGGTATCTGCTGTATTTTTATTTTTTAATGATTTTGGACTGCATTTGGCTTTTATAAATTTTTTTTTTGTTTTAGTTTTTGATGACATTCTTAATATATTAATATATAATAAAAATTAATATATTTTTAATTTCTTTGAAATCTGGTATAATTATTAAATAAATAATCTTCCTTTTTTACATTTTTATTATTTTTATATGAATGAGTTTTAAATAACAATCCATGATTATCTTTATATGGAGTTGTTTGTATAGTTGTTTCTACATATAAATCACTATTACTATTTGGAACAAAATTTGATTGATCGCATTTTTGCAATGCAAAAAATTGGTTTCTAAGACTACTTTCAAAATCAACATTTTCCATAAAACCTTGTATTGGTCCTCTAGAAGTTCCAGGATGCATACCAGCACTATAATTATAATCTAATTTATTTGAAATGTTAGTATCAATATTTTGCATAGTTGGTGTTGTTGGAAATTTTTGAAATTTAGTTGAATATGGTATTAAAGGATATAATACATCTAAATGTTTATTTGAAATATTTCTTTCGTATATTCTTTTGTTAATAACTTCTTCACTCATCTTATATATTATATATATAATATTTAATAACTCATTTTAATTTTATAAATAATATAAAATATAAATAGACCATAAAAATTCTTAGATAAAGTATCCAGAAAATTATATGATATATTTTTATATTTATATGAAAACAAGAATGATATACCGTATAATGACCATACAAAAAACATAAAATAAAACAAATATAAATTTGTTAAATTATCTACTGCATATTTTATATAAATTAAATAAAAGGTTAGACCGAAAAATAAAAATCCCATAAAAAATGAAAACCATTTATTTATAGCTTTTATTTCTCCAAAATAACCAAATATTAGCATCAAAGCATTAAAAATGAGAATATAATTTATTAAATTGTAATCTTTTAAATAAATGTCATATGATGATATTTGCTTTTTTGATTTTTTTTCATTATTTTCTTCGTATCCTTCTTTTGCTCTAATATTGTTATACTCCATAAAAAATATAGTAGTTAATAGCATAGTAGGTGTTGTTATAATCCAATCAAAATATCTGACAGGAGTTATTAATGTTTCAGATGCACTATTTAATGCAAAAAATAACCAAATATAAAAAGAGAATTCAATAAACTGCACAACTGTTTCTAAAATTAAAATTTCTGTTAAAATATAATCTTCTGGTTTTAATTTTATAAAAATACCTGCAAATGTAATTAAACCAGTTATTATCTGAATAATTAAGGAAATGTAAGCACTTTGTAAAATATCAATATTCATATTATATTATATAATCATATATTATGAAGGCTATTTATCAAAATATATTTTTAATTTTACTAGCTATTTTATATGTTTTATACTTTTCAATATTATTAGGGTTTGGTGATAAAAATAAGAACTTAATGAATAGTATACAATTTTGGTTAAAAATTTATATAGGTATTTATTTAATTATTATGTATAATCCTTTTACTAAATCAACATTTACAGATATAGATAGAAGAATTGTTTTTTCATGCGCACTTTTTTTACTTTCTACTATAACAATTACCGAAATATATTATAATTACAATTATGTTTTAGATAATATAAAAAAATTAAAATTCTTTTAAGCAATTGTAAATTTGTTTTGTTACTACTTCATCTAATTCATGTTCTTGTTTTGTTTTTTTTTTAAAGTAATATTGACTTATATAACTTTTCATAAATTTTTTAAAATGTTCCTCATCTTTTACTGGAAAAATAGGATTTTTTAAATACCTATCTATTATTTCACTATTTGAAAAATAGTAATGATATGGTTTTATATATATATAATATACATTTTCATGTATCATTTGTTCATGATGAACATCATCTATAAAACAAACTTGTGTATTTTTTGGTAATCTAGCACATTTAACCAAATCATCATAGTTTTTTTCATGACTTGTTCTAAATAATTCAATTCGTTTTTCTTCAACCATGAAAGCACATATGCATTTATCAAATAAACTATCTGATATTTTTAATTTATAATCAAAATATTTACTTATTTGTGTAGTCCATGATTTAGGTCCTTGATTATTAGTATAAATGCATACTTTTTTATAATCACCCTTCTTTTTTTTATTGTAAATATATTTGCAAATATCCATAATTAAAGGTCTTAAATATTCTGGATATAAATCTAATAGCTTATTGAATTCATTTTGCGTTAGTATTTTAGAAGAACCTTTAAAATATTTACATAATGCATCATAAAATACACTTAATTGTTGAAAGCAACCCAATGTTTCATCCATATCAAATACAACAACCTTATTTATCATTTATATATATATTTATTTTAAAAATAAAATATATATATATATTAAATTATATGAAACTTTCAAAATCAGATTACAAAAAAATATTGAATTATTATAAATTATCTATTCCAAAAAATAAATCAACATTGAAAGAAAAAGCCGAAGATATATTGGCTAGTAAATTATGTAAGTGTATTAATAAAGTTTCTAGAAAAAATGGTGGAAATAAAGCTAAAAGTGTAGGATTATGTAGAAGAAGTGTACTTAAAAAGAAAAGTTTGAAAGCATTTCGTTTTAAATGCAAAAATAAACCTAAACTATTAACAAAAAAAAATAGAGGTAAATTAGAAAAAATAAATTAAAATTAAAATGTTCAATTATTTATAAATGGGTGCTGGAGTATTACCTGTTGCACTTTATAAAAAAAAACTTTATTTTTTATTAGGAAAAGAAAATGAATATAATGACCAAGGATGGTCTGATTTTGGTGGAGGTAGGGAAAATAATGAATCTGATTTTGAAACTGCAATAAGAGAAGGATATGAGGAATTAAATGGATTTTTAGGTACAAAGAAAGCTATGAAAAAAATGTTAGAAAGTAAGTTGATTACAACTGTTAATGAACAGTACTATACATCTTACTTAGTTAAAGTTGAATATGATGACAAATTACCATTTTATTTTAATAATCATTTTAAATTTATAAAAAATAATTTAAATCATTTAATTAAAGATAATAATGGTATGTTTGAAAAACAAAAAATAAAATGGTTTACAATAGATGAATTAAAAAATGAAAAAAATTATAGAAGTTATTATATAAAACTAATAATAGCAATATTAAAAAAAACAGATATGATATTACATATTATGAATAATATTTAAAGTTTATTTATAATTAATATTACGTATGAGTAATATTAATTATATTAAAAATAAATATGCATATGTTTTAAAATCTATTAAAAAAGATACTACATTAAAACCAATATTGAATGATTTAAAAGGTAAAACTTTTTTGATATCTGGTGCATCAAGAGGTATTGGATATAACATTGCAAAAAAATTAGCATTATCTGGAGCAAATGTATCTATTATTGGAAAAACACAACAAAGACATCCGAAATTAACTGGTACTATTTATAATGCTGCAGAAAGAATAAATGATGTTGCACGTAGAGTATGTTGTCATCCAATTGCATGTGATATTAGAGTACCTAAGCAAATTGATTTTGCAATCAATGATACGATTGATATGTATGGAAAAATAGATGGGGTTGTTTTAAATGCAAGTGCTTTAGTTTTGAAAAATACATTAGAGCAGAGTGATAAAGAAGTTGATTTACTAAGTTCTGTTAATATCAACGGAACATATTTAATGGGAAAAAAATGCTTAAAACATATTCAAAATTCAACTCATCCATCAGTATTAGTTATTGCACCTCCAATTGAAATGTTGAATAATGATGATTGGTGGATAAATCATTTATATTATAGTATGTCAAAATTTAATATGTCAATTATGGCAAAATTTTGGAATAAAGAATTTCCAAATGTATCAGTTAATACACTATGGCCAAGAACAACTATAGCAACAGCTCCTGTACAAAATTTATTAGGAGGGACTGAAATGATGAATATATCACGAAAAACAGATATAATGGGGGATGCTGCAGAAATAATATTAAAAGCAGACCCAAAAATATGTACTGGTAAAAATTTTATAGATGATGAGGTAATTTCTTCAATGGATATTGATGTTGAAAAATATAGGTATAATAACTATAAAAAAGAAAAGGATTTAATGCCTGATTTTTTTTGTTAACAAAATTTTATTATTTTTATTAATTAAATCTTTAGTGTTTGTAACTATTGCTTTTCCTGAAATTCCCCAATAGTCTGTTTCCCAATCCCCACAACCACCAATTTTTTCACAGTCAATTGTTATCTTGTCTTCTTTGACAAATTCATTGTAGTAAGTATACGTAAATGGATAAATAGAGTACTGTGAATAAATTATAATTGAAAAAAATAATACTAAAAAAATATTTGTAATAATTCTATTTTTACTATTGTCAAATAAGTTAAAGATAGAAACTGAAATTACATGAATAACAAAAGGTATTAAAAATAAATATTGTCTTGTTCCATCGTAAGTAATGGGAGTTGTTATTGCAAAGAAAATTAAGATTGTAGAAATAAAAATTATTGAAAACTTTGAAAAAACTTCAAAGTCTTTAAATCTTCTTAAAAATAAAAAAGCACCATATAAAAATAATAAGATATAGGGCCAAGGCAATTGGTAAAAGAACCATGTAAATAAATAGTTAAAAGGCAAATTAGCTGCATTAAGAAATTCTCCATTCATAAGCACTAAACCTCCCCACTCCAAAAAAAACTGTGTTTCAATCGCTCCTTTA